GTTCCAATAAAAGAGAAAGGCGATTTGCATAAAATATGGGAGGGGGGAAAACCATTTATAAAATTTAGGGATTGTTTAACTAAAAATAGAACTTCATGCCCACTAAATCTTTAAGAAAGGAATTTTACAAATGAAAATTAAAGTAGATTTTGTAACAAATTCAAGTTCTGTATCGTTTGTTGTAATGGGTGCATATATAAGTGAAAAACATATTTCCCATACATTTCTACAGAAGGTAAAAGAGATTGCACAAGAAGAAGGAAGAGATATTGAAATAGAAGACATTTTAGAAGAAATAGATGATTATATAGAAACTCTACTTTCTGGTACAGATGTGGAAGTTTCAACTGGTCCTGATTATGATTGTGATAATGTTATGGTTGGAATTCCATATACAAAAATGAACGGAGACGAAACTCTAAATCAGTTCAAAGAAAGATCAAAAACTACCATTGAAGAAAAACTTGGAATAAAGCTTGATAAAGTCATTCATATTGAAGCATGTTGGGAAAATAGGTGAAAGGAGAATAAAATGAAATTAAAAATACAACATATTATTCTTTGTATACTAATAATTCTATTATTTCCAATTGGGTCATATTGTCAAACAGTAGTTGGGGAAGTTGATTGTGTAGTGAGACTGTTACAGGGGAATGATAAAATAAAAATCATAAGACTTGATGATCCTGAAAATCCATTTATATCATTATTCTTTACAACAATTGATACAGGGCAATGGTTTGCATTAGCAGACCCAAGCAACACATCAATAGCAACAAGATTGACAGGAGAAATCCCCCGCGATGAAAATGGTAAGCAACTCGTAGAAAAAAGAACAAATTTAGATGTGTATATATTATCTAAATCTATATTCAGTAAAGAGATGAAGATTGCAAGATTTTACGATGAAGAGAAAAACACATTGGTATATTTAGTTTACACAACAAAATATATTGATGGTTCTTTAAAACATTCTCTTTCTGTTGTACCATTGGGGAAGTAATCTAACAAAGATGGAAAAAGGACCTGGAGTGTTTTCATACCCCAGGTCCTTTTTTGTTCTAAAAAGTTAATTATATAATAAAGAAATTTAACTCGATTTGTTCAACAACTCTAGTTGGTTCTAGTGTAACATTAACATGGAATTTCTTGGTCTTTCTTTCGTAATCAGTTGCGCCAACATCAACACTATAATTATAAAGACCACGTTTCTTTCTAATGACTTCAAGAAACTCAACTAATTGTGTTGCAACTAATGACCAAGTAATTTCATCATTTTGTTCAAAGATAAAGAATCTACAAAAGTCTTCGAATGCTCTCTTAATATAAAGAATCAATCTAACAATATTTAAATCTTGAAGAGCACTTGCCTTTGCTTGTGAAGTTAGTTGTCCCCAAACAACATACCCTGGATTGAATTTAACAATTGGGTTTAGTTGTTTCAAATACATCTGATCTCTTTCACCAAGGCGTGGATTAAATCTCAATTCTTTGATTGTATCAATGGCAGCTCTATTAAAACCAGCAGCCGCAAACCAAAGTTCTGCAACAGCATCATTTCTTGGTAAAATATAAGACATATGATATATTGGAGAGAACCAAACATCTTGCCCAGTAAAGGAATCAAAGACTTTAGTATATGATTCATAAAGAGCAACAAAATAATTATTAAATGTATTAACATTATTTCTATTAGACAATGACAAAGTAACAGTTGGGTTATCACCATTATCCAAAATACCAACACAATCACGTCTTGTTTGGCATAGTGTACTAATAGCTGTTTTTACATCAGATGGATACCCACAATCAAATACCATTGAAAAATATGTATTTTCATTATCTAGAACTGTATCATCAATAATTCCACTATATGCTTGATTCAAAAGCATAATTGCTTCATTTGTATCTAGACTTCCATCAGCTTGAAGTAAATCTCCATCTGTTCCTTTTTTAATAGGAGATGGAATAGATGATGTAAAGGCTTGTGCAACAGAACCATAAGATTTTTTAATTCTATATTCAATTTCTGATAGAGGATCAAAAGAAGCTGTATCCCCATTCCATGATTGGCCTGTTAACATTCTATCTGAATAAACTGCAATTGTTTCATTGTCACTTCCGGATGCAGCTCCTAACCATCCCCAAAGTTCATTTCCTTTTGCATCTTTTGCAATAACACAAAAATCTGCTGGTCCTGACCCTGATTCCCAATCACTGAAATCTTGTTTTGTATCTGTAATTTCTGCTGCTCCTGCGGTTGTAACTGCACTTGTTGTTCCAATATCTTTATCATATTCTCTGATATTAATATCATACCCAGCAGAATAGGTTTCTAAAGTTTTGTTAATATACATCTCAGCTCTCATAATTGTTGAGTACAAATTCAAGACATCTACAATCCACAATGATTCTCCGCCACCATCTCTAGCAAGAGGATTAAAAGAAATTTGGAAAGATTCTATAATAACATCTTGTCCATCAGTTTGTCTTTCATACACATCAAGAATATACTGATCCCAAAGTGTTGGGTTTGCAACTTCTGTTAATCTAACTCCTAATTTGTTATACCATTGACCACGACCAATTGGGCGTAGAAAACAAACAGGATATGTTGTTCCTGATTGTTGTAAATTTGTACCAAATTCTGTTACTGCATTCATTCCTTCAACATATGTAATTTGCATACCAGCTGTGGTATCTGTTGCCCCAAATGTTGCATCAATTCTAACATTTGAGAAAGTTGCATTATCTGAAAGCACTCTCATAAAATAAAGAGCTCCAGATTCTCCCAAATAATTGTATGCACAATATGGGCCTTGCCCGTAATTCTTTCCATAAACAGAAATATTTGGCTCACCAAATTCTGAAATAAAATCAGCACGTGAACCGATAAACCTTAAAACGTTGTCTTCCCCCTTCTCTGTTAATGCAGCAATAAACCCAATTGTTGATGGGACTGCTTGCACAAATTGAGAAAGGTCAATAATTTTAGTGTAAACTCCTGGTGAAACATTAGCCATTAACGTATCCTCCTATAAAATTTTCTATGCAATAAAATAATATCAAATAAATAAAACTTTCTCTATAAATATACCAATCTCCTTGTAACTTTTCATTTTTTATAATTTCTCTATTTTCTTTAGATACGCTTTTTTAACCCCAGGCTTATATTAAATAAATAATCTTTCTTAGACATATAAAAACCAATTGAATATTAATCTTCTATCTGATGTTTTAACAATTGATGGGAATGTAACTCTTGAGAATATATGAAAAAATCCTGAATACCCACCTAAATCTGATTCAGCTGTAAACAACCCAGCTTCACTTAATTGTTTTCCATTTGCATACTCAGATCCAACTGTTACTGTAACTTTAATTATAAGGAATGTATCATCATTCTCTGGATCTGGTTCAAAATCAACACTATCAAGAGGAATTTTATAATATCCTTCCTCTGGGTACATAGGAGGTAATGCTGTATGATAATCAGCGGCAGAAGAATCTGTTGTTGTTATCATGATTCTACTTGCCAATTCGTTATCAGTTATAACTGGTGGAGTTGGGTTAAATGGATCGCCTGGAATAACACCTCCATCCCCCAAACCAAACCAACAGATAAATTCATCTTTTGATATATCAATATAACTATTATTTCTATTCATAATTCTTTCAGCTAACCACTCTCTTCCTATATAAAGAACCAGATTCTTTTTTCCAATTAACTTTTTAGTACCATCATCAAACTGTTCGTATATTTCTACATATCCTTTCGGATCAATACGCCCAGTCTTTTTTTTATTTAAAGAATCCCCCAAACACTCCCCATAATTTTCAAATGCATTTATTTCTATTGTTTCTATTTTTTTGGTCATAGTATAATATCCCTTTCCAGCGATGATGTTTTGTAATACTGTTTTATTGTTTGTTCTAAAAAGAAATCACTTTTAGATATGAAAGCTATATATATTAATACACGAAAAGATAAAATTATTAACCCTTTTATTTAGGAGAGAAAAATGATTATCATCAAAACAGTAAAAGAAGTTCAGGAGAATAATATCTATCAATTAAAAATTGGTGGTGTGTTATTCACACTTTCCGGTTATATGGTAAAAGGAATTTGGAATGCAGTAATGGAAGAAAAGTATGATCATGCAGCTGAATTACTACATGAACATTCTGGTCTTCCCGCAAAATTCCTTGAGGCCATATTGATGGTTTCCAAATTCGAGAACAACATGGTCCGTCAATAAGAGAGAATGGGGGAGCAGGATTATGGCACTCCTCCTTTTTTTAAAAAACAAATTAATTAAAAGAAAGGAATTACACAATGGACTACACATTCACTACAATTAACAAGGTCCCAGACATCGTTAAGGAAAACATTGTTTCAGACTTTATTTCTCTTTTAGTCCAAACAATTCAAAGAGAACAAGTAAACATGAACAATCTTCACGTGGTGATGCTTTCTGTAAAAAATTCAATGTGCAACATTACAGAAAATGAAGTGGAGAAGTATCAAATTGAAGATTATACACTAACCCCTGAAAACGCACAAACCATTTTTGAAAGTATGACTGAAGGG